CAACGCCGTATTCTGTGCGCCCGTTGTATTAGCATCAAGTGAACGACCGCCCAAAGCGGCATTACTAAAGCCCGTGGTGTTTGCCTCAAGTGCAAGATACCCAACAGCAGTGTTGTTGTTTGCCGTAATGTTTGCTCCAAGAGCAGACACACCCATTGCGGTATTGTTTGCGCCAGTAGTATTTGCGTCAGCGGCGTTAAGTCCGACAGCCGTGTTATTGCTACCAGTAGTCGTTGCTCCCAAAGCATTTTGACCAACTCCAGTATTGTATTGTGCTGTCGTGTTCGCATCCAATGCGCTACCACCAACGGCTGTGTTGCCTGTGCCTGTGGTGTTTGCGGTCAGTGCCGAATAACCAACTGCTGTGTTGTTACTTGCGGTAGTATTAGCATCAAGAGCCAGCGAACCTAATGCTGTGTTTGCAAGGCCAGTGGTGTTATTGTTAAGAGCATTATGACCAACGGCAGTGTTGTTATCTGCAACAGTTGCAGTAGCCAAAGTGTTACGACCAATGGCAATGTTCTGTATGCCAGTGGTGTTGTTATACAGAGCATTACGACCTAGAGCCACATTGTGATTGGCTGTTGTGCTTGAGTAAAGTGCATTTCTTCCTAAAGCAACATTTTCTGCACCAGTGGTGTTTGAATACAAAGCCTGATAACCAATAGCAGTATTGTCATCGGCAGTGGTGTTAGATAGCAAAGACTCACGACCTACAGCAGTATTGGCTGTGCCTGTCGTATTATTTTTAAGTGCTTCCTTACCAATGCCAACATTAGTTCCTGTGGTGTTGCTTTGCAGTGCAAAAGTGCCTACGGCGGTGCTATAATTTCCAGTGGTGTTAGCACCTAAAGCAGACAGACCAACAGCAACGTTACCTGTGCCGCTAGTATTTGCACCTAATGATTGTGCGCCAACGGCTGTGTTAGATGCGCCAGTGCTGTTGCTCAATGCGCTATAACCAACGGCAACAATATTTGAACTACTTGTGTTAGCATCAAGCGCAAGCGAACCTATCGCTACATTCTGTGCGCCTGTAGTAGTTGAAATTAAGGCATTGTTACCTAACGCCACGTTATTAGAACCAGTAGGATAATTACCGTCCAGCTTGATTGTGCCGCCGTCAGAAGTAATGCCGCCCATCTGAACCTGCGACAGAACCTGCGTTACAGTAGCGGAAGCCCCGCCGCCGTCGAACTTCAAAAGAACATCGTGGCCGTTTTCAATCTCAAAATCATTAGAAGCATTGTAAGTACCCTGAAATACAATCAGGTTACGTGAGCCAGACAAGCTGTTGCGGATGTGCACGACTTTTTCAGCATCATTGGGGTCAAGCTGAACATATGCCGTTGCGCCAAGATCCGCACCGTCATTAAACTCAATAAAGCGATTGCGCCCGTCAGATAGAGCGCCGTTGTTAATTAGCAGGGTGTTAGGTGAGCCCGAAGTACCCGCAGCGGCTAGCGTGACAGTGGCAATACCATTAGTCGCTTGGTCAATAATGTCGAAGTTAGTGTTAGTCGTTACACCCCATGTGCCCGACTGATCGCCGGTCCCCGGCTTCTCAATGCCAATATTGACTGTATATGTACTTGCCATGCTCTTAACCCCTTAAGCTGCTATTTGACCCCAACCCGGCGTCTGGGATGGTACTTCATCCGACCAAGTTGGCGTCTGACTTGGGTCGATACTATTATACCCTGCATTTTGATTTGGCACAATAGTTCCCCAAACTAATACTTGTCCTACGTTTCCAGTGGCTTGCAGGCCTGCTGGATACACATTCCCTTTTGCTACGACGGTGACATCACCGACATCCGCAGTGGCTTCAAGACCCGTAACAGAAACAAAAGTCTCTGTTTCTACCGTTACAGAGCCCACCGACATAGTGGCTTCAAGACCCGTGACCGGTGCCGTTGCACCAGCATTGACGACAATAAAGCCGCCGTAAACAAAGCCTTGCGCTTGGACACCGCTAGGTATCTCAACTACCGCCCCGGCATCTACAGTAACGGACCCTACGTTGCCCGTGGCTGAAATACCGGTAACCGGCACGTTTGCATCGCCGCTTACCGTAGCAGTACCGATTTCACCGGTGCCTGCAACCCCCGTCACATTGATGTTAGCCGCAGCGGAGACTGTGACTGAACCTACGCCGCTAGTCGCTTCAATACCCGTGACAGGGACATTCGCGTCGCCACTTACTGTGGCAGTGCCTATTTGACCCGTAGCCGCAACACCTGTCGGATAGACATTCGCCGCAGCTATCGTTGTAACAGAGCCTACCTCGCCAGTAGCGGATACTCCTGTTACGCCGATGTTTGCGTCGGCCTGTACTGTGACAGAGCCAACATTACCCGTTGCCGCCAATCCCGTGACTGGTGCATTCGCTTCAGCAACAACTGTTACCGAACCTACATTACCAGTGGCCTTTGGTAGGTCTGTTTGGCCCCAAGGCATTTCGCCCCAGCCAAAGCGACCCCAGCCGCCAAGTGGGACGACGACATCGGTCATTAGGCTATCCGAATGATCGCGTTACTTGCATCTGCGGTTGGGAAAACAACCGTAAAGTCACCTGCCGTCGAAGTTTTATCCGCGCCAAAGTCCAAAACCACTACCGATGGATTGGTAACAGCAATAGACGTTGTGTTTGGCGTTGAGTTGTAAATCAACGCGCCACGTGCGGTAATTGTCGCCGTCGTCCAAGTCTCGTCATCAAAATCAGTCAGCGCCGTAGTGCCGCTAGTTGACGGATCCACATTAGTCAGCGCCTGTCCACCAGCAGAATAGCCTGTTCCACTAACCTCATTGGTAGCAGAATAAGCCGTTGTGCTAGCATCCAGCGTAGCTGAGCTAGTATATAGCGCCATATACATTGCATCCGCGCCATTTGCAAAATCGTGTACACCAAACAAGAGTTCTTTCTTGAAAGATGTACACATATAGTTTCCTGAAAACGCCATGTCACAGTCTCCTTATAAGTTCGGCCAAATCTTTATGGCCTGCGTCATTCAGTGCGTTGTACACCGTTGTTCTATCACTTCTTATGGCTTCGCGCATATAGAAAGTTAGTGTCCTAACTAGCTGTTGGCGAAAAGCCCTTGCTTGGTCACGAATAGCTGGGTTAGCGTTGTCAGAGATAGAAATAATCTTATCCGCGCAGCGCTCCGCAACCTCTTCAGGTGTAAAGCCCCTACCATTTGTGGTGTGAACCTCTACCTGAAACTCTGGATTTATTTGTAATGCTTCTACTTTCATTGTTTCGGCCTAATTACCATTCCTGTGCGATACTGGTCAGTAACTTCCTTAGACTCACCAAACATCTTGAGACCCATAATCGACTCACCAAACCGCTTTTCATATAGCGCCTGCATATCCGCCTCACCTTTCATAAAGATGTAGGCTTCCATCAAACTGCCATACAGCATCGCAAGTTCAGCGTTCTCGCTGAGCCATGTAGTTCCCGTACCGGCTCCAGCAGTTAAACTGGCCGGTCTATAGAAGTAGTGCAGTTCTACCGCATAACTACTGTCCGGCGTAGGTCCAATAATAAAGTTGGTTAAATCGAAAACAGCATAATACCGCGGCCCACCTTCTGTCGTCGGATCCGGGTTAAACTGCTGAACGTAATCCGCGTCCTTAAAATCAAGGAAATTTGCGTCATTTCCAGCATCTGTGTAGGCCAAAGAATACGGCGCAAGAAAGTCTGACGGACAAGTCAAAAACTTGTTTGAGGCTGTCATATTTCCTGACACATTCTTACGAAACAGGCTAAGCTGCACATTCTTGAGAATGCGCTCTTCAGTGTTACGAATAAACACAGGGATGTTGTTGATGAAAGTCGTTTCATCATTTTCAGTGTAATCCTGAATAGCCTGCTGTAGTTCCGCATATGTAAAACTCATACTGTCACCGTAACACTACCAACTTGCCCAAAACCCTGTGCAGGCCGCAAGTTAGGTGCCTCTACTAAAGGAACTCCAACAAACACGTCTAACGGCTCCGTTCTATCGGGCCGCGCTTCCTTCAACGCTTCCGCATCTACAACCTTACGAAAAGGCCCTAGCTGCGGGTGTTTTGGCTCCCATTCATCTTTGCCGACAAGCAAGCCATTCCACTCTTTACGCATATCCTTATACCGATACCGGAACCCGGAACGGTCAGATATGGCATATGAGTCTTTACCTGTCGCATATTTAGACATCAGGTCGTCCTAAAATACTGGTATTGAGGAACGACATTAAAGGAAGCCCGATCCCGGTCTTCTGTAGCCGCCCGCTCAAATTCTTCTTCGTAAATAGCCTTCAAAAGCTGCACTCGATTTGGTGCGCGTTTGACTGCAATGTAATAAGCCAGACCCGCCGCCAAGCACGGATAGAACCGGAACGGCACTTCCATCGTATTGATGAAGGTGTCGGCGTCCTCAATGCGTGTTAGCGCATCATAGATAACCACGTCCGTGCTGTTATCTGGAACAGGCCAAAGCTTTAGTTCTGGTGTAATCTGACGATCCAAGAAGAACTGGTTAGCCCTGCTTTCCGTAGTTTTGGTCGGGATAGACAAGTATTCATCCCGGCTGAGCCTGTCCAGCGCATAATCAGTGCCGCTGCGCCGCACGATAACAGACAAGATGTCAATCACGTCTGTACCAAGC